ATGGTACCGAAGGTACGGTGAGTATGGATCAGATGGGTAACGTGAAAGCTCACCGTATTGCCACTGGTTTTATGATGATTCAGCGTCAGGTGTTTGAAAAGATGCGTGATGCTCACCCTGAGTGGGCGCACAAAGACACCAATAGCGACAAAATTCTTCATGCCTACTTTGACTTCAAGACTACGCCGCAAGGCTACATCGGTGAAGACTTCTTATTCTGTGATCGTGCCCGTGAACTTGGGTTCGACATTTGGATTGACCCGACGATCAAGCTTGGTCACATGGGAGTGCATGAATACATGAGTCACTTTGGTAACGACATTCTGTATCCGATGCTAACCCCTGTTGAACAAACCTTGAGCGACGCGGCATAAATGGCTAAGACTCCAGCATGGCAACGCAAAGAAGGCAAGAATCCCAGTGGTGGTTTGAACGCCAAGGGTCGAGCCTCGTACAACCGAGCCAATCCGGGCAAGCCCGGGCTCAAGGCACCACAGCCGGAGGGAGGCCCAAGAAAGGCGTCCTTTTGTGCCCGCATGAGCGGTATGAAGAAGAAGTTGACTTCAGCCAAGACAGCCAACGACCCAAACTCGCGTATTAACAAAAGTCTTCGTGCGTGGAAGTGTTGACATGAGTGATATTGAACTAACAGAACGTGAACGATTGATTGCCAAAGAAGCGGCAAGGATTGCTATCGAAGAGCTATCAGATGAGTTTTACAAAAAGGTTGGTAAAGCTGTTATTGAAAAGGCTCTGATAATTCTTGGTGCTGTAGTTGTTGCTTTTCTTGTGGGCAAAAACGTGCCCATTAAATTTTAAGAGCTGTAGAAATGCCTTGGACTGCTAAACAGCTAAAGCTTTTCCGTGCGGCAGCGCACAACCCTGCGATTGCAAAGAGCAGCGGTATTAAACAAGCAGACGCTGAACGCATGTCCAAAGAAGGATTGAAGAAAGCAACAGGCGGTTTAGCAAAGATTAGTAAGCAAGACACGCGGCACGGCAAAACTGATTTGCCGTTTCATAAACTTAACCGGTTCGCCGGTATGAACGCAGGAGGTAACGTGAAAGAATCCAAAGCGATGGTGAAAAAAGAAGTGGCCTTTATGAAGAAAAAGGGTGCGCCTGCATCCATGATTAAACACGAAGCTGCCGAAATGGGAGCTATGAAGAAAGGTGGATTTATGCGTCCTAAGAAAGATATTGCAGCCGATCAAATGGCGATGGCTCCGTACAAAAAAGGCGGCACGATGCGATACGCCGAAGGCGGTGGGGCTTCTATAATGGATACCATCGAAAAATACAACAAAGGCGCGAAAGAAACGATTGCTGAAGGTGAAAAAAACACCCGTGACGCCGGTGCCGCCGCAGTAGATGCGTTTAACAAGGGTAAACATGGTGCTGCATTGAAAGAAGGGGTTAAAGGTCTTGGTTCTGCCGCCAAAACTTTGGCTGTTGATGTTCCAGTTGAAGCATTTCGCGCAGGTATGAACCGTTTAGCCTATGGAAAAAAGATGGCTCGTGGTGGCGGCATTGAGAGCAAAGGCAAAACCAAAGGCACCATGATTAAGATGGCTGGCGGCGGCTACGTTAAAGCGGCTGACGGCTGCGCTACCAAAGGTAAGACCAAAGGAAAGATGGTCTGATGTTGCCCTCGCGCGGGATGGGGGCGATTGCCCCTTCCAAAATGCCCAAGGCTAAGACGATCAAACGCAAGGATGATCCGAACGACGTCACCATGTACAAGAAGGGTGGCGCGGTGAGTCACGTTAATGAAGCTGGTAACTACACCAAGCCGGGCATGCGCAAGAGCCTATTCAATCGTATCAAGGCGGGTGACAAAGGCGGTGCGCCGGGGCAGTGGTCAGCGCGTAAAGCACAGATGCTTGCACTTCAGTACAAGAAGTCAGGCGGGGGGTATAAGTGAGTGGCCTCGCAAAATCCCAAGCCAGCCTTAAAGCGTGGACCGCGCAAAAGTGGCGTACGAAAAGTGGTAAACCATCTACGCAGGGAAGCAAAGCGACGGGCGAGCGATACCTCCCCGAAGCCGCAATCAAAGCGCTCTCCCCGCAAGAGTACGCCGCCAGCACCCGTGCTAAGCGAGCCGGTAAAGCCGCAGGAAAGCAGTTTGTTCCTCAGCCTAAAGACGTGGCTAAAAAGACTGCTAAGTATAGGAAGTAAATAAATGGCCTATAAAACCACAGACACAACAACATTCAACCTTGACCTGAATCAACTGGTTGAGGAGGCGTTTGAGCGCTGTGGTCAAGAGTTGCGTTCAGGCTATGACCTTCGTACTGCGCGTCGCTCGCTCAACTTGCTCACGATGGAATGGGCAAACCGTGGCATCAATATGTGGACGGTTGAGCAAGGTCAGATTACGCTTGCATACACATCACCCACCCCAACGATTACGTACGATTTACCTGTCGATACGGTGGATCTTTTGGATCACGTTATCCGCACGGGCACTTATCAGAACCAAACCGATATCAACATCAGCCGGATCAGCGAGTCTACTTACGCCATGATCCCGAACAAAAATGCGGTTGGTCGACCAATTCAGGTTTGGATCCAGCGTCGTTCTGGTGCTACTGACTCAACGGGGCAGACTGTACCGCCGCGTATTCACGTTTGGCCTACCCCAGATAACAGCCAGACTTACACCTTTGTGTACTGGCGTCTACGCCGTATGCAGGATGCAGGCAACGGTATCAATGGTCAGGACATCCCATTCCGCATGATGCCTGCGATGGTGGCTGGGTTAGCTTACAACCTATCCATGAAACTACCAAACGTAGATCAAAACCGTATTGCTATGCTTAAAGCCGACTATGAGCAACAGTGGCAGCTAGCGTCTGATGAAGACCGCGAGAAAGCGCCGGTTCGTTTTGTTCCGCGTCAACAGTTCTTTGGTACGTAAATGCCAAACAGATTTTCATCCGGCAAATTTGCAATCGCAGAGTGCGACCGCTGCGGGTTTCGCTATAAGCTTTCGCAGTTAAAAAACTTGGTCATTAAGACTAAGAACGTATCGATTAAAGTTTGCCCAACTTGTTGGGAGCCAGATCAGCCGCAGTTGTCGTTGGGCTTGTATCCAGTCAATGACCCGCAGGCTGTACGTGAGCCAAGACCGGACGTTAGCTATGTGACTTCAGGTAACAATGGTCTGCAGATTGACCCCACTGGCACAGGTTACTTAGCTAACGGTACACCAGAGGGTGGTAGTAGAATCATACAGTGGGGATGGGCACCAGTTGGCGGTTCCCGATTGAATGATGATGGTCTAACGCCAAACAACTTGGCGATGGGTATTTCGATAGGAACCGTAACCGTATCCGTTACTTAAGGAGCAAAAGATGGATAAGAAACAAGTTAAGAGCATCGCCGACGTTGAGGCGAAGAAAGAAGTGAAGAAGCATGAGACGTCGATGCACAAAGGCATGAAAGCCGGTGGACCGACTAGCTTAGACCGCAAGAAGTACGGTCGCAACTTATCTCGTGCTATGAACCAGAAATCGTCAGGTCGGGGGCGCTAATGAATCCCAACGACAAGTTTGATTTTTTTCCAGCGGAAACAAAAGATCCGATTGGTAAGTATACGCAGCCGCGTCCTAACACAAACGCGTTGCCTGAAGGCGCTGGTTATCCAGACGAAGCTAAGACCTCCGGCATCCAAGTGCGCGGCGGTAAGGCGCAGACCAAAGGCAAGATGGCTCGCGGACCAATGGCGTAAGGATTCGTTGTGAACTACACCACGCTGTTTAACACGATCAAGAGCTATCTTGAGAATGACTTCCCAACTTCCACGTGGACTGACACGGCTGGAACAGGGACAAACACGGTCACCGGTACTGAGCAGATCAATACGTTCATTACCCAAGCTGAACAGCGTATTTTCAACACGGTGCAGTTCCCTTCAATCCGTAAGAACGTCACCGGCACTGCAAGCACTGGTAATAAGTATTTATCGTGTCCAACAGACTTCTTGGCTGTGTATTCGTTAGCTGTTGTAGATAGCTTGGGTGCATATCATTACCTGCTAAATAAGGATGTGAACTTCATCCGCGAGTCATTCCCTACAACTGCAACGGCAGATCGTGATCTTCCAAGCTACTACGCATTGTTTGGTCCAACAACGACTAGCGGTGCTTCGCCTACGATCACGAATGAATTGTCTTTTCTTTTGGGGCCAACTCCAGATACCAATTACACGGTAGAACTACATTACTTCTATTACCCTGAGAGCATTACAACTGCCTCAACTGGACAGTCTTGGCTTGGTGATAATTTTGATTCTGTGCTTCTCTACGGATCTTTGGTAGAGGGCTACACCTTTATGAAGGGTGACCAAGACTTAATCACGTTGTACCAAGGCAAGTACACAGAAGCGATGGCGCTTGCTAAACGGCTTGGCGATGGCATGGAGCGTGGTGATGCTTACCGTGACGGGCAGTACCGTCAGAAGGTGACCTGATGAGCTTTACGGGTAATTACGTCACCAACACCTACAAGAATGGACTCAATACGGGTTCGTTCAACTTAGGGACCGGCACGACACAAGTTTTTAAAATCGCGCTGTATACAAACGCAGCGTCGCTTGATTATCAAACAACCGGTTACACCACGACAGGCGAAGTGTCTGCATCTGGGTATACCGCAGGTGGGGAAACATTAACTATCAGTCAAGTACCAACGACTGGTTCGAGCGGCACAGTATCGTATTATTCGTTTGCTAACGTGGCATGGACTGGAGCTTTTACGGCTCGCGGTGCTTTAATTTACTTAGCAGATGGATCGACTAATCCTGCCATGATCGTTTTAGATTTTGGCTCGGATAAAACATCAACAAGTACGTTTACTGTTACATTCCCCCCTGCAACAAACACTTCTGCGATTGTGAGGATCTCTTGATTATTACGACTACTAAAGGTGACATGGATGAATCCCTGCTTGAGAAACGCGAGGGTTCAATTGACGACGACAATGAATTGACCACTTGGGTGGAATACTGGCTTGATGGTGAGCTAGTGCATCGTTCCGCTCACGTCACGTTGAAAAAGTGGCCTGTTCTTGGTGGTGAAACATCCCTTTTTGGATAAGGAGAAGTAAATTGGCTAATACCCAAAGTATGTGTACAAGTTTTATGCAAGAGTTGATGCTGGGTCAGCATCAGTTCGGTACTTCAACTCTCACCTCGCGTGGTAGCTTGACTTCACCGACGACTGATACTTTCAAGGCAGCGCTTTACTTTGCTTCGGCAACGATGAACGCCAGCACGACCGCTTACACCACGACTGGTGAAGTGACCAACACATCCGGTTCCGGTTATACGGCTGGCGGTGTGACGGTGACTAACGCGAACTCACCTGCTTCGACCAACACGTCGGCTACGGCTGGTGTGGCGTACTGGACTCCATCTGCTAGCTTTCAGTGGACCGCGATGACGGTTACCACTGCGTTCGATACGGTACTGCTCTATAACTCGACCCAAAGCAACAAGGCGGTTAGCGTGCATACCTTCGGATCGCAAACGATTACCGCTGGTACGTTTACGTTAACAATGCCGAGCAACACCACGTCTACAGCACTATTGCGTCTGTCCACAACTTAATGGGGCGCGGTATAGCCGCGTAAATTATGTTCGGGACAACCGCATTTGCGGAAGCACCTTTTGCGTCATTAGGGGGTGCGACCGCTGTTGGCGTAGCGTTAACAGGAGATGCGGCTAGTGGTGCTGTAGGTACAGTCACGGGTGGAATTACCATCGCCCTGACTGGTGTAAATGCAGATGGTAATGTTGGTATTGTTAACGCCTCAGTCGCCCTAACAGGCGTTGAGGCAAGTGGTTCGGCAGGAACAGTATCGTCGAGCTTGTCGGTTGATCTAACCGGCGTAAACGCAAGCGGTACTGTAGGAACAGTTACAGCAGATATTTCTTTTGCTTTATCTGGTGTAAACGCAGCAGGGTTAGTTGGAACGGTTGTAGGCACAGGTACCGGTAGCTTAACCAGTGATGTTGCGATTGGTTTAGTTGGTACAGCGACTGCAAACCTTTCAATAGACCTGTCAGGTGTTAATGCTGTTGGAAATGTAGGAACGGTAACGGCAGCGGAAGATGTTGCTCTTACCGGCGTAAATGCTTCAGGGTTAGTTGGTACGTTTGCATCTAGCCGGACTGTTGCCTTAACTGGTGTAGACGCGACAGGCAGTGTAGATACAGTCAGTGCGCAACTAACGCTGTTTGGCAATGAAGCAAACGGTAATGTAGGAACAGTCACATCTAGTTTGGTAGTGGCTATTTCTGGAGTAGCTGGGTCAGGTGCTGTTGACTCAGTGGTTGCAAGCCCCTCGTTTGCGTTAAGTGGGGTGACTGCATCAGGTACGGTTGGTTCGATTGTTGCCCTATCGTTCTCTGGTGATGTAGCAAGCGGTAACGTAGGAACTGTAGCGGCAACAAATGCTGTAGCGCTCACAGGTGTCGCAGCCTCTGGGTCGGTTGGAACGCTAGCAGCCAGCGTGTCAGTGTCTTTAACTGGCGTACTTGGTTCAGGTCTAGCGGGTGTAGCAGTAGCAAGCCCATCGGTTGCCATTACAGGAGTCAGTGGGTCAGGAAATGTAGGGACCGTTGTTTACACCCCAACAGCAATAGGGGATGTGGCAACAGGTAACGTCGGCACGGTAACGATTAGTTCGACGGTAGCACTGACTGGGGTCAATAGCTCTGGTCTGGCAGGAGCAGTAACACCTGAGAAGGCGTTTGCTTTAACTGGTGTAGAGGCAAATGGCGCGGTTGGCTCTGTATTCACCGAGCTTGGCGGTGACGCTGCCACAGGTGATGTAGGAACGGTAACATCGGCTTTATCTGTTGCGCTAACCGGTGTTAACGCTAGTGGTCAGGTGGGTTCGCTTGGTGCGCAGCGTAGTATTAGCGGTGATTACGCAACAGGCAGTGTAGGAACGGTATCAAACTCAGTCACCATCGCGTTGAGCGGTGTATCGGCGACGGGTTCGGCGGGCGATGTAGTAGCAATTTACTGGAAGTTGATTGACGATTCACAGGTTGCTAACTGGATAATTATTGATGCGCACCAAGAGATTAACTGGGAACTTGTGGATACATCGGCTTCTACTGACTGGGTATTGATTGATACGGTGAACTAATGGCTCTTGTTCTAGCAGATCGCGTAAAAGACACGACGACTACCTCAAGTACGGGCACAGTCACGTTAAGCGGCACTGCGCCAACTGGGTATCAGAATTTCTCAGTCATCGGCAACGCCA